AAGGTAACCAAGTAAATGTAGTATTACCGAAGTTAGTACAGTTCGAAAAGAATGAACCCTTCAGAAACGTAACTCCGGCATAGGTAGAACTCAATTTAAATTTTGATTCGAAGCCAAATTGCGATTGGTACTTCGGTAAGTCCGTTATCTCAATCGTGTCACTTCGAAAAAAACCCCACGTTGTCAAGGCATTATTTAAAGAGTTCCCTATTGTGGTGTCAGGGCCACCTGTGGCCCGTTGAATCGGCATTACGATTTTATCCTTCCAATCTAGGGACTTTTCCTCATATACGGCAGAACTCACCGTTGCTTTATAGAGATTAGATAAGATATCAGGTGGGCAAAGCAATAATTCCAAGATGGAATACTCAAAATGTAGGGCATGTACACCCTGTGTCCTGTCAAATTTGGAGAAATCAATCTCTCCGTATTTGACCGTTGTTGAGTCATGAATCAAAAAGAACGTGTCATCGCCCGCAAAAATAAACGTTGCTCTTCTTGTTCCTTGGAAAACCCACGAGTAGTTATCAGTCAACCATTGCGAAAGCTCCGAGCCATTCATCCCGGAACCGATGGCCATCTTCACTACCCAACCGTTCGTGAACGAGAACGGTTTAGTGAAGATTGTCTTCAGTAATTTCATGGCCCGATCAATGACTACACAAGCCTCAGCTTGGATAGAGTGATGGACTGCTTTCACCAATCTTCCTTTCACACCAACATTGCCATCTGGTAATATCTTGGGAGGAAGAACTTCATCCGCCTTCAAAAAGATAGTGGACTTAGGGAATATATAACCCTCAGATCGTAACGCCACCCCTTCTGCAGCTCTAGCTCTCTGCATTGAGGTGTTAAAATGTTTAATCCAGGTGCCCCTCTTCAACGACCATTCTCCGAACAAAGAGCTATCTTCTTGCACAGCTCTTTTCACCCTTCCTTTAATCAAAGGGCTAATATGGTCAAAGAGAGACTTCCACCTCACATAAATCTCACACTTTCCTTTGGGAGGACCCGCCAGAGTGCAACGATTTAAGGGATTTTCACAACCAGTTAAATGCTCAGCCACAGCTAAATTGCGCAGCCGCAAGGCATTGTAAAAATGGTAAATGCCTACCGGACGACAAAACATTGCTGTGGACGAGCAGATTACATACTGTCCTGAATTCTTCTCTTTACTGGTATACAAATCACTGGGTAGCAAGGCTCCAGAAGGTAACGGGACATTGGGTACATGTACCGTCGAAGGAATAAAAGCCTCTTCGTAAGTCAGAGCTATTCCTTCTTCATATGGGAGAATATAATCCTTCTGGGTCCCTTCTCTCAACGCTTCATGAAAATCCACCAAGCGATCAGGGATCTGATGTTCATCGCACTCATGGTGCGATCTCGAGCCTACCTGTAAGATGTTCTTCGGCGACCCTAAACCAGAAAAAGACGAATAAGGTGGTAAACAACGTTCCATGAACCAATCCGCTGCCTTCTTCACATACGTGTGTGGAGGGCAGGA